TAGACATAGATCCACCTTGAATCGGAGGAAGATTAATTATGCCAGGTTTAGATGATCTAGATGGTGGTCCTGGAATATTTGATCTTACATTTTTATCTATAGGTGCATTATTCTGAGATTTATTACCCAAGATTGCATTTATTGGTTTCATATAAAAACCAGATAATCCCTCTTCATCAGTTAGTGATTGCATTAGTCCTTTTGGACCTGCTGGCATTGCCGGTGTTGTTGGTGTTAATGTTGAAGGTTGAATAAGTCTCTGTGGCATCGGTGAAGCAATGTTTGCTCTTTCCTTTCCATATTGAGATGTTTCATCATACCACATACTGAAGAAATTTTGCTCAGGTGATCTTAATACATCACCCTCTTGCATATTATCTTGCTGAGAAGTTCCTAAGAAATAAGTTCTTCCCTGAACATGCTCTCTTGCATTTTTTTGGAAATCTGGATTTGATAATGCTTTTTCAGTGTCAAGTAGTTGCTGCATTGCAAGTTCCATAGTAAATCCTTGGTCTCTTCCTTTCTTGGAGTTCATAATTGCACGAGCTGCAGACTCTTTATCCATAATATTTTTCCAATCATCGGGATTTCCAAATGTTGGTTCATATTGCCCACCACCAGCAGCACCACCTTCAGATTGTGCTGTTATAATATTTTTTAATGAATTACTTGATTGATTATAGTTACTTCCGTAATTATTAACTGAATACAATCTATTATAAAGTGATTGTGCAACATCTGCTCTACCCTGTGGATTGGTATCCTCTAAAGCAGTAATTGCAAGTAGTGTTGCAAAATCAGAATCACTTATCTTTGGTCCTTGTGGTGCAGCAGGTACAGCACCACCCCCAGCGGCAAAAGTTTGACCTGATATAAGTTTAGGTTTATTTGTCCCACCACCTGCTTTATTCATATTCATCATGGTGCCAAGACCAAATTTATTCACAGCACCTTTACTCATGACAAATTCACCAGGAGTAAGCATAGCAGGAACAGTATCAGTTCCTAAACCACCTCCACTATATCCTTTTGCTTTTATTGGTTTACCATCTGCAGTAACTGGAGAACCAAAAGGATTTACATATCCATCGGGTTTAATTCCAAGTTTACCCATTTGTTCAACCATCTTTTGATTTCTTGATTTGATGGTATTAACATTATCTCCAAAATTTTTGAATGATTCTCCAATAAATCTATCATTTCTCTCCTTTTCACTCATTGGAGGTTTAGATTTACTGTTTGAAGTTTGTGGAGAAGTATTCGTAGGAATCATTGGAACTTCTCTAGTTCCAGATTTTACTGCCTTTGATGTTGGCACCTGACCATATTGTCCATATATTTCATTCAAAGACTCATAACGTTTATCCATGGCATCAAATGTACTCAATTGTCTTGACGGATCTCCAGTGTCTAATCTATTATATCTTTCAATATCTTCTGGTGTATATCTTGACCTTCTCATTGATCCAGGAATTTCCATTCCAAGAAATTTTTGGACTGTTGTTCCTTCATCAGCATATTGTCCTTTTGATGCTCTTGGTGCCATTACAGTACCAGTTCCTGGAAGAAAACTAAATGCATCTACAAGACCACCACCAGCAGCATATGTAGTGTTATTGATATATTTTGGTTCATTTGTTCCACCACCATCAGCATTCATTTTCATTAAGTTATTGGCACCTATTTTATCAACAGCACCTTTACTCATAACAAATTCACCAGGAGTAAGCATAGCAGGAACAGTATCAGTTCCAGATGCTAGAGCATGACCACCACCACTAAATCCTACTAAACCACCACCAGAACGACCTTCTACTTTTGATTCATCATTTAAAGAAGGTAGAATACCTCTAGTAAATGTTTCCATAATACTAAAAGGTTTTGATAGTTCATCTGCTTTCTCCTTTGGAGTAGCATCAGTCATACCTTTATCTTCTAGTTGCTGTTCAGTGCCATCTTTAGATCTAAGTGCTAAAGCAATACCAGCACCAGCTGTAAGTAACGCAGCAGTTGCGATCGGATTTGCTGCGGCTAATTTTAATAATCCTGCAGTCTTTCCCAATAAGAATGTAGTAAGACCAACAAGACTTGAAACCATCCCCTTAACAAATACACCTAAAGGTGTTACAAACATTAAAACTGCAGCAGTAAGTGCTGGCCACCAATCTTTTAAGAAATTTCCAATTGCTTCAAGTTTTTTCTTATTATCTGGATCAGACATCCATTGTAATAATGAAAATATTGCTTTTCCTAGAAGAACATTTTTAATGAAATTACCAATCATACCAAAAACACCGAGTTTTGGTAATGAACCCTTAAGGTTTTTAAGGAAATTTCCAGATTTTTTCTTTTTCTCTCTATTTTGTTCTCTAGTTTTTCTCCTTTCTTTTTCTAATTGCTTCCTTTCAGATTCTCTAATATCACTATTAACTTTACTCTGATTTTTTAAGATATCTTGTATAGATCTTAATGACTCAGTAATCTGAAGTAGATAATCTAAATTTTTTGCTTGATTTTCTTTTTTAGGTTCGTCAACAGCAGGTTCTAATTGATTTGCCGATCCTAAATTACTTGGTGATATAAAATTTTTTGCTCTTATTGGAGTAATATTTGGATTATCTACTGTCGTCTTCTTAATAGTAAATCTTCCAACTTTTCTCTTTACTCTTTTAAATTCGTCAGTAAGTAGTTCAGTTTCTTCTGTTGCTAATTTGCTGGAAGACATTCTACCAGCAGCCATTTTCTCCTTTAGGAGAGTCAAATATGTTGAGTAATCAATGTCAAAAACTTCTTCTAATCCAAGAAGTCTTAAGATCCTTTCGTCTATTTCTTCATCTACAAGATCATCTTGACGAGTTCCTTCATATACAGTTAGAGCTTGCTCTCTCTTACCTTCATCTCGTATACTTTGAAGTAACTCGTCTAGATCAACCATTTGCTGCCTGTTGTTTAAGTTTCTCTTCTTCTAAATGCTGTTGTAACAACATAACATAGATATCTCTTTCAATAGGCATCATATTTTCAATTTCCGTCAATGAATATTTATGATACTGCATCAAGGCAAAATTTAGTTTGAAATAGTTTTCAAGATCCATATGGATCATGCCTATGCGAAAAAAGATGCAAGTCCCTCAAGTACAACTTCACTTTCGATATTAGTATTAGGATTTTTAATACTTATTGTATGTGATAATTTAGGCATTGTAGCAAAGAATTTTTCAATTTTTCTGAATTGAGTAGAGTTCATTTGCTCTAAAAATTCAACAATTTCTTTCTTCGTGCAATCTTCAGCAGTCCAAACTTCATCTTCTGTAAAAACTTGAGAAACACATGATGCAATCATATCGAAAGATTTTTCAGCATCATTACCTTCTGCTTGAAAGTTTTCTTTAATGAATTGATTTAGTGATGGGTATTTCATTTCAAGCATAACTTCATCAGTTACTTTAATCTGAGTGGTATGCCCTTCTGGTTTTTGAACTTCAATATCTTCAACATTAATTTTTACAGGAACACTAGTTTGTCCATCATCAGGACAAATAAGATTAACATCTAGTTCTTCACCAACAGATTTTCCACGAATATTTAAAAATAAATACTCGATATCAAATGTTGGGAGGTCTTCTACTTTAATTCCTTTTGTAGAAATGCAATTTTTAATTACTGTTTTAACTGCATTTGTAATTTGTTTTGTATTTTCAGATTCTAGGGCAAAAAGTAAAACTTTTTCTTCTTTTACTAGAAATGGTCTATACTTAATCGTCTGTCCTGTTGACGGCAATTCCAACTCAAATGTTGGTGTAGAAATCTTTGGTAATGGCATGAATATTCAACTCAGTGATGTATTTAGGTAAAATATACAACTTATAATTTATCTAAAACCTTTATTTGAAGTTGTATCTGAGACCGTAGCAATAGTAGATCCGAAAGATGATATTTGTTCAACAATATTACCATTAGGTAATAAAAATTCAGTTTTAGTTTGATTTGGACCAATCTGAGATTGTCCAACTATATCTGCATTAGTAAGTGGATCAATTTTTTGCGGAGATGTAGATCCAAGACTGTGAACTACATATCGTATAAAAGCCATACTAACAGTTGTTTTTAATATGTTAGAAGAATCATAAGTAATAGGAGTTGAATTTATAGCAATTGGATATGCACCAATAAGTGTATATTGTAATTGTGTTTGTTCATCAGGTCTACCAACATCTTTTTCAAATTTAGTTATACTTATATAATCTGCTTGATAATCCTTTGGGAACTTAACCAAATATCTTGTAGATTTATCTTCTGGATCAAAACCATTTTCATCTTCATTAGTTATAGATGCCATCCATCCTTCAAAAAATCTAAGTATTGTATAATTTCTATCTACCATAAAGGTAAAATCCATTCGATTATCATAAGAACGTCTGTAAACATGTTGTTCAGTAACACCTTGAACATCATTTGTTATTTCATGTGTCATAAAAGATGATCCAGGAAGTGTGGTATCAGTACATGAAAGGTTAATTAATATTTGAGTATCTGAATTTATTTGTAACTTATATTTTGATCCATTAATAGTATCCTTCACTAGTGAGGGAGCTTGAAAATATACCTCATAATGAGATGTTGTTGCTGGTGTCATTATCCGAGATTTAAGCTCAGACATAAGTCTTGACGTTCCTTTTGGTGCAGCCATCTATAAATAAGTATACCTTTGCTATACTATGTATAAGGGATGAGAGAAACTAATAAAAGTATATACAAACCAACAAATCCTCAAAAATATATTGGGGATATTAATAATATTATTTGCCGTAGTAGTTGGGAGAGAAGATTCTGCGTCTGGTGTGACAAAAATGAAAATATTTTAGAGTGGGGAAGTGAAGAGTTCTGGATTCCTTATCGTTCTCCCGTTGATAATCGAGTTCACAAATACTTCCCAGACTTTTTCATTAAGGTTCGTGAAAAGAATGGATCAATTAAAAAGTATGTGATTGAAGTAAAACCACATAAGCAAACACAACAACCAAATCCTAAACCAAAACGCAAAACTAAGTCTTGGTTATATGAAGTTAAGACTTATGCAGTCAATCAAGCAAAGTGGAAAGCAGCATCAGAATTTTGTGCTGATCGTTTACTTGAATTTAAGATCATAACAGAAAACGAACTGGGTATCAAAAGATGAGTCGTGCTGAGGCATTAGAATCAAAAGTTGTTACACTTTCTGATCCTGACGATTATATGGAAGCAATTCTTGAGGTATTTACAGAATCTGAATTTGTTCCAGAGGCAGGAAATTATTACACCTTTGTCTATATGGCAAAAACACCCAATATAATGTATGATCAACATCCACTAATTGCTTGCACTGGAGTTTATCAGTGGGGATTTACTGGAATAAATTTTCATCTCAGTTCATCAAGAAGATATACTTGGAGAGAAATTATTGGAAAACTTCATTTTATTTCTAATGATGAAATATCATATTTAAGATCATTACCTTATCAAAAAATCATCCTAAATAACTAGACGGAAAGTAAATGAATCAATGTCATTACAGGTAGAAAATATAACCGTATCATTTGCTCCAACAAACCCTGCAGATATTACTGATCAAAAAGGGGAATTGAATTTTAATGCCACGGTACAAACAGAAAGTTCTACAGGACAGTCAAAATTAACTGTAATACTTTCTGATGCAGAAGTAGAATTATATTCGTTAAAGGGTTTTTCAAAACAAACAGGAAAATTTGATAAAAGGGTAATACCAACTGATAATCCAGAAAATACTATTTTTACCATTTTAAAAGCAAACGGTAAGTTAAAAAGTCGTAATTATAAAAGTGATAATGAAGCAAAAAACTTCATTGCAACAGGAATGTATATCCCCAATAGTAGATCTGGGACACAACAATTTTTAGATACAGCTCAGAAATTATTTCAAGAATCAGCATCTATTGCAGAAAAAACTCAAGTTGCTAATGCTTCCAATGAAGCGGCTGCTTTTGTCGGTGATGGAGGAACAGATTCTCCAGACACAAAAACATCGGCACCAACTGGAGAACCTGGAGCAGAAATTCCGGAAGGTTCTTCTACACCAGATGCTAGTTCTCCACCCGTTACAGCATCGGATGTTGATGGAGGAGGAGGATCTTCTAGTGGAGGTGGACCACAAAGTTCTGGAGATTCTCAGATAAATTCAAGTTTTAATGATAAGTCTAGTGCAAGTTTACCAGGTCCTGCGGCATCTGGGGGTCCTGCTGGAGGTGGATTATTTTATCCACAAGAATTAACTCAA